AAACCGAAGACGTTCTTCCACAACCGAACACTCCTTCCACGGCATCGACATCTCCCGCCAAGCGCGCTTGGCGGGAGATGTCACCCATGTGTCCGGTACGAGCTGTCACCTATCTCTCGGGCCGCTCAGTAGCGAACCCGAGATGAGGCTCCCGTTGGGGGCCTTTTTCTTTTTGTTTCAAAGGCGTTTAGCGGAAACGCCCGAACCTCGGAGACTGGCCCCGCGCCGAATTTCTGTCTCTGAACAGCCCTCCGTCTCTAACCGACCGGACCTCGTCCGGCTCGGTTCGGCTTCGTGAAGGCGAGCGTTTCCAACGGGTTTCGCAGTTCGCTCGACAATGCATTCAGCGGGCGTTCTTCCGGTTGGCGTGGCCGCCGGGGGAACACGCGATAGGCGTTGCGGAGCGAAATGCGGCGCAGTTACGAGCTTGGTGTGGCAGAGTATATTTTCCGCCCGGGGGGAAAAGCACTCTCTCTGATAGCGGGCAATCGGTGCGCGTTGAGCCGATGGCGTCCGCGCTGCATGTAGCACAGGGGGCTTTATGGTGCTTCGCGTCACATTCGATACTAACGTCTTGGACTTGGCATGTCGGCCTGAGCGGTTCCCAAAAGACCCTCGACAGCCGCAAATGAAAAAGGTCCGCAGCGCGCTCGCGAATGGCGAGCTAAAGGGTTTCTATTCGGAGACTATGCTCACCATTGAGGGCATCATGCGCCGTGACCGAGCCGATGTGTTCGCTGGTACCCAGACAATTATGCATCCGGAAACGAGCCAGCTCACCGACTACGCAGACCTGCCGAACGTAATCCAGGAGAAGGCCGGTCGCAGGGATCTGGAAACTATCGCTATGGAATTTCGCGTCGAACAGCCACGCCGAAAGCCGCTGCATCCCGAGGTTCTTGAGCGTGTAAAGGCGGCCAAGACATTAGGCGTGAAAGTACTAAAGGGTGTGCCAAGGATAGGTGCCTATCATCTGACCGACCCTGCTGGAGAATACTATCTGGGACGGGGCGAAGGCGACGATCTGTCGGCGTGGATCGACAAGGCTCATGAGGTCGCGCGAGCGATTGAAGCTCGGGGGATAGGCTTCGCTCAGGTGAAAGCGCTGGGTAGGAACATGTCTGCTTCGGACCCAGCATCCGCTTGGTTTCAGTCTCTCGACCAAGCGACCGATGTCCACCAAGAACGCAGTGTAGAGCGAGCGTTCAGCGAGTGGGCTGACGGCGACAGTGTAGCCGTCCATGTCGCTTATGGTATTGATGTTTTCTGCTCGGCGGATGTGGGCAACAGCAACGCCACCAACTCTGTCCTCGACCCGATCCATCGCTCATGGCTTACCGAGACCTACGGCGTTCGCTTTATGACCTTCGAGGATCTCGCGGACAACCTAATGTAGGCTCATTGACCTTTTCACTTGGCGTTCCGAGCATAAGCTAACGAGAATGGTCGAACGCTTCCTTTGTGCCAGAGGCGATATTCTCACGAATAAATCGTATCAAATACAGCGTCCATCTGCTCCGCCCACGGCTGGTCGGCGACAGCGACAAGGTCGTTCAGCGAAAGCGCCGGCGGCACGCGCCTGATGACGAGGTGTTCGAGCACCTCCGGCGACAGATAGGCGAGCCGCATCATGCGGCTCACGAACCGGTCGGAGACCTTCTCGGCCGCCGCGATGTCCTGGATCGTGGAAGCGGCACCGGATTCCAGCTTCCGCCGCCAGCTCCAGGCGCGGGCTATGGCGCGCAGCACATGCGGATCCTGCGCCCGCCCATTCCGTAAGGTTACCTCGTCGGGCGGCAGGATCTTCGGCCGCCCATTGCGTTTGCGGATCGTCAGGGGGATGACGACGCGGATGGTGTTCGTCGAGTCGGTCATGCGCAGGCCTCCGTCTGGCGGGGGGCCATCATGTCCCGCAGGACCGAGCCCAGCCCCTCATGGCGCAGATCTACGGCGATGCCGTCTTCGCCGACGGTCACCCGCTCGACCAGAAGCTGGACGATGCGGGTCTGCTCCGCCGGATGGAGCGCCGTCCAGAGCTGGTCGAACTCGCCTAGCGCTTTCACGACCGCCTTCTCTTCGACGGTCGAGTTCTCGTCGCGAAGGGCCTTTATGGTCCGCGCCGCGACTTCGGGTGCGCGGATCATGCGGCGGATTTCGCCGACGACGGCATCCTCGACCATGCCGGCGGGCAAGCGCAGCGGCCCTGAGGCGTCTCCGGTCGGGCGGTTTCGGATCAGGTCCATCGACGCATAGTAGCGGTAGAGGCGCGTGCCCTTCTTCGTCGCCGTCGGCGTCATCGCCGTGCCCGTCTCGGTGAAGATGATCCCCTTCAGCAGGGCTGGCGTCTGGCGGCGGGTGTTCTTCGCCCGCAGGCGCGGGCTCTCCTGCAGGATGCTGTGAACCTTGTCCCAGAGGGCCTGATCGATGATGGCCTCGTGCTCGCCGGGATAGGAAGTCCCCTTGTGCACGGCTTCTCCGAGGTAGACCCGGTTGTTGATCAGTTTGTAGAGGAAGCCCTTGTCGATCGGCTTGCCGCGCTTGTTCAGAACGCCCTCGGCCGCGAGCGCTTTGGCCAGCGTCGTGGCAGAGCCGATGGCGACGAAGCGCTCGAAGATCATCCGGACCGTCGCGGCTTCCGCTTCGTTGACGACCAGCTTGCGGTCGCGCACGTCGTAGCCCAGCGGGACGTGACCGCCCATCCACATGCCGCGCCTGCGGGATGCCGCGACCTTGTCGCGGATGCGCTCGCCGATCACCTCCCGCTCGAACTGTGCGAAGCTGAGGAGGATGTTCAGGGTCAGGCGGCCCATCGAGGTCGTGGTGTTGAACGACTGCGTGACCGACACGAAGGTCACCTGATTGCGGTCGAAGATCTCGACCAGTTTGGCGAAGTCCATCAGCGAGCGCGACAGCCGGTCGATCTTGTAGACCACGATCACATCGATCAGACCGGCTTCGACGTCCTGAATGAGACGCTTCAGGCCGGGCCGTTCCAGCGTGCCACCGGAGAAGCCGCCATCGTCGTAGCGTTCGCGAATGGTGGCCCAGCCTTCCGCCTTCTGGCTCGTCACGAAGGCCTCGCAAGCCTCGCGCTGGGCGTCGAGGCTGTTGAACTCCATGTCGAGCCCTTCCTCGCTCGACTTGCGGGTATAGATGGCGCAGCGCTGGCGGCGCGGCATGATAGCGACGGCTTCCTGACGGTTCATCGGTCGTCCCTCCGCGCCTCGCGGAGGCCGAAGAAGCGGTAGCCGTTCCACTGCGTGCCGGTGATCGCCCGCGCCACCGCCGACAGCGACTTGAACTTGCGCCCCTGCCAGTCGAAGCCGTCCTTCATCACCGTGACGGTGTGCTCCATCCCGTTCCATTCGCGCACGAGGCTGGTGCCGACCACCGGGTTGCGGGAATCCGCGATGATCGTCTTGCGCCCAACCCGGCCCTCGATTTCGTCGGCCAGCAGGTCCAGCGTCCGCCGCGTCTCGCGGGACAGGCCGCCGAGGGTCAGTTCCTGGACCCGGTAGCCGAGCCTCAGCTCGAGGTAACTGCGGCTGTTGTTCGGAGCGGGGGTGCCGAAGAGGCTTTCCCACTTCGCCTTCAGCTCGACCACCGTCATTCGCTTCAGCGCTGCAAGCTGCGTGACCACGCTCGCTTCCGCCGCATCGCGGTTGCCCGGTTGCCATGGCGCAGCGTCAGTCTTTCTCTTTGTTCCTGGCATCATTGCCCTCCAACTCGGTTGCTCGGTTTGCGACGACCAACACGGCGTTTGAGGGCGAGAATGTCGAATGAACTGTCTTCGCCAGGTGCAGATAAAGAACTGGACTGTTCTGGCAGGATACGCCTCAGCCCCGCGGCAAGAATGCACGCGAGTTCATCGAGGCGTTCGCCCGTCGACAGACGGGCGGGCAGCAGAGGGTTCGGACCGGATCGGGCGTCTTGCATGAGACCGTTCGCAACAGAAGATGGCTGGCGAAACGGTAGTCGCAAAATCTTAATTAACAAGCATTTTCAGCTACTTATCGCACTTCGACGGAATCATTAGAAGTAGATCGAAGCCGTTCATCAGGCCTTTCCAGCGTGAACATCTGTGCAAGTCGCCCGGAGCGGCGCTGCCCGCAGCATTGTCGGGTCGTTACCTCGAATCATCGCGGGTGAACTGGTCGTAGCTATCCCAAGGTTCTTCGTCCTCGACCTCAGCTCCATCGACGGCGCGATCGAACTGCAGAAGAGACACCGCCAAACCGAGCCGGTCAGAGAAGAAGGTCAGTTCTCGGACGGGTTCGGAGCCCCGACTAAATGTCCAGATGCCGGCTGGCAAAGCCACCGGGCGCTGAGAACTGGTGTGCTGCGACGCCGACCCCATGGCCATGATGGAGCCGTCGGGAATCGGCATGCCCGATTGAATGAACACACCGCTTCTGTAGGCGCGCGTGCTCGCTCTGCCCCATAACGCGAATCCGTCTCGCGCAACCACCATGGCCGCTCGGGTGTCGGTGAATTCGATCCACTTGCGCGCGGCCGCAAGAAGCGAAACCCCGTATCGGTCAGTCACATGGCCAAGGAGGTCGCGAGTTACCTCCTGACTGCCGACCTGGTTCCGATAGTCGTCGATCGGCATCAACAGGAAGGAGGCGAAGGTATCGGCCTCTTCTTCACGCTGCTTCTCCGCATCCTTCCAGCCGTTGGCTTGCAGCGGAAGGCACTCGAAGTCGTAGTCGTCAGACAGCTCGCCATCACGGTAATGGTCGGCGGTGAGCGGGCGCCGATGCAGCAAGTAGTGCCCGAACTCATGAGCGAGCGTGAAGCGCTCGCGTCCACGGTAGCGGGGCTGAGTGTTGTAGAGGATCTGCCAACCGGGCTTCTTGCGCCGTGCCCGGAGCATGCCCTCGAAGCCGTCGATGTCGACGCCCTTCACTGCCGTAATCGGGTCTTCGTGGTTTCGGGAGACTTCGAGCGCCAGCGCCTCCACGTCCACGGGGAACCGGTCTTCTCCCAGCACGGTGCGGAGAAGCACAGTCAGATCGTTCGCGGCCCTTCTGGGCGATTTTCTGCCGCTATTGCTCATTCATCCTCATCGTCCAGGATCTTGAGCATCTCGCGAAGCTTCTCTTTGCTCTTCGGCTTCATCTTCTGATACTTGCGAAAGAAGGCAGTGTCTGTCGCGTCCGCTTCGGTGACTTCGTCGGCGGAAATCAGATAGTCAGTCGTCGTCTCGAGGGCGGCCGCGATCTGGTGAAGCTTCTCAGCCGAAGGGCGCGCGACGTCCTTGTTCTCGATCTCCCACATGTAGCTCTTGCTGGATCCGACCCTTTCGGCCAGCGCCTCCAGAGTCAATCCTCGCTTCAGTCTGAGCTCGCGAACGCGCTCTCCCAAGGGTGTTGGCACCGGGTGTTCTCCTGTTTGTCCGCCAGGTTCGTTATCGCGATACATCTAGTCCTTGACACGCCGCACCTGCAATAACCATCTTGCGCACAAGTTCGTAATAACGAACCCACTTTCGTGCTTTCACGAGACAGGAGGCCGTCATGGCTAAAGCAGGTAACGGTTCGGGCACCCATCACGTGGTCCCCAATCCCAATGGCGGATGGGATGTCCGCCGCGGCGGCGCCGAGCGTGCCAGCGGGCACTTCGACACGAAGCGGGAGGCGATCGACCGTGGGCGGGAGATCAGCCGTAACGCTGGGACGGAGTTCAAGATCCACAATCAGGATGGCCGGATCGGCCAGTCCGATTCCCACGGGAACTACCCCCGCAACATCAAGGGCTAAGGAGATCGACCATGGCCTCAGTGACGAGCTTCATCCGCAACATGCCTGCCTCGTCGCTGCAGGCCTATTTCCACCACACCGGCATCGAGCTTCCGACCGAGGTCGATTGGGAGGCGCCCGAGCCGGAAGTCGCCCGCGTCACTTTGCGGGCCGTCGACGAATTGGACGACGAAGCCCGCGCCCGCATCGTCAATGACGCCGAGCGGGTGAGCGCCCTGGCCGATGATGCGGGGCAGACCGCACTCTACAGCGTGATCGACGACCGCACGGTGCTCGATGATCTGGCAAATGGCCATGCACGTTCGCTCTGGATGTTCCTGAACGAACCGGTTCGGTTCCGCCATGCCGAGGAGGTCCGTTACACCGATGAGCGGCGCCGTGGTCGGAGCTGGGACGGGTTCATCGGCGAGCCGAACCTCGATCTGCGGCGGGACGAGGCATCCATCGATGCCTTCAAGACGGCGCTGCGCGATCGGTTCGCTTCCAACAACATCCACATCGACATCTTCGGGCGCTATCGGCCGACCTTCGACGGCGAGGATTGCGAGCTTGTCCAGATCGCGATTTACCGCGAAGGCCTCCTCGACGATTTCCTGGCGTTCGATGACGCGGGAACGCTCGTCCGCCGCGCCCGCCGTCCCGTGTTCGAGGCGGCCATGACGTATGAACCGGCGACCGGCGTCATCGAAGTCGTCGCCAACGACCGCGAGAGCCGCGAGGAGATGGTCCGCTTCATGGCGCGCGACCTGCTGGGGATCGAGTTCCAGAGCGAAAAGGTGCCCTTCCGCACCTACGACCTCGCAGTTCTGCTTCATCCTTTCGATTTTCCGACCGACCCGGAGGATGGGATCGAGTCCGTCGAGGTCAAGCAGCTGCGTCTGATGCCCATCGACAATGTGGGCGAGCGCGTCACGCTGGAATGTCTTCGGAAGGCCGACCGTACTATCTGGAGCATGTCGGCGGAGCGGTTCGGCGCCAACGATCCACTGGCTGGCGGTTGGGTGGCGACACAGGCCAAACTCTCCATCAAATTCCATCCCAAGGGCGATGCCAAACGCGGTCGGACGCTGCCGTTGACGATCACGATGCCGCATGGCTGCAATCTCAAGGACCAGACCGAAGAGGAGCAGCTGATCGGCGATAAGTATCTCCGGCGCTGGGGCATCCTTTCCGGAGACGGCGGTGTCGTCGTCGATTGATCGGAGGGCGGTTGATCTGCTCCTCTCAATCGTGGAGAGCGCGGATGCCAAAGTCGCCGGCGCCGTGCTCTCCGACTATCACGCCAACAGCGCGGGGAAATTGCTGGCGGCGAATGTGCTGCGTCCCGATGGCCATAACGCGGCGGCCGCCTCGCTGGCTGATTTCGAAGACGAGCCGGTCTCCCTGATCTGGTCCTTGGAACGGAACGGCTACGGATACTTCAGCCCGTCTGCTGGCTGGGTCGGTGTCCCGAAAGAGCGGATGGGAGTCTACGGGGTCGACTTCCCGGTCCTCTTCGCCCGCTTGCTGGTCGGGCTGGACATTGCGTCCCGCGGCGGCGCCAGAGCGCTCGTTCCACGAGCTTTGTGGGAGCTTGGCGACGCGCGCATCGGCCGTCGCCCGCAGCGGGTCACGATTTGGTTCGCGCGCCGCCTTTCGGACCGGAAGATTTGGGCAGATGTGGCTGATACGGCCCGAAGGCGACCAACACCCCATGTCCGCATTCTCTTGACCAGCACGCCCAGTGGTCGGCTCCATGAACCGGGGCTGCCGGGGCACCTCGTCGTGTCCATCGGCGATGCCATCGATTTCGACGACGGAATGGCGGTCAGCCCTGAAATCCTATCGGCACTTCTCGATGGCACACCCGCCGTCAGCCCTCATACGCCCCTGTCCCTCTCACCGAGCGGGCAGCGACTCACCATCCATGGCAACGTCACGATCGATCTCAAGTCGGACATCCATATCGCCATCATTCGCAAGCTGGTTGAGGGACACCAGGACGGCCGACGCTTCAGCGCTCGGGAACTCCTTGATCATGCCCACTCCAGCGCGAAGACGCTGCGTCAAGCATTTGGCGCACAGCGATGGGCAGACCTCGAACCTTATCTGAACTCCGAGAACGGTCTCTGGGGCTTCGCGCTCTGACGAAATTCTCTCTGTTCTTCTCCCTCTGACCGGGTCGGTTTTCTCCCTCCCGGCCAGCCATCGTCTCCGCAGGTTTTCGACCAAAACCGAAGGAGAAACAGATGGCTACGAAACACCTCAACCAGATCGACCTGGCTGCGCGCTGGAACATCAGCCACCGCACGCTTGAGCGCTGGCGCTGGACGGGCGAAGGCCCGCGCTTCGTCAAGCTCGGCGGTCGCGTCGTGTATCGCCTCGAAGACGTCGAGGAGTACGAGCGCGAACAGATCCGGGCGAGCACCGCCGACCACCCCAGCAAGCCTGCGGCATGAGGGGGTGGTGATGACGATCTCCAACCGCATCTCCCTCGATGAGCTCCGGCGCATGGCCGTCGGCGACATCGCCGCTCTGCCCGCCGAGCAACTCGTCCTCTTGCAGGACGAGGCCGCCGACGCCCTGCGCCGCGCCAAGACCGTCTGCGACTGGCTCGATGGGGCCGTCGCGCTCAAGTACGGCGATCGTGCCCACGCAGCGCGCCAGACTGCCGGCAAAGACACCGGCACGGTCCGCTTCGATGACGGCGCGGTCACCGTGATCGCCGACCTGCCGAAGCGCGTCGACTGGGACCAGGACAAGCTCGCCGCTCTCGTCGAACGCATCCGGGCCGAGGGCGACGACCCCACCGAATACGTCGATGTCGCGATCAAGGTGCCTGAGCGCAAGTTCGCGGCCTGGCCGAGCCACATCCGCTCCGCCTTCGAGGACGCGCGCACCGTCCGCACCGGCAAGCCCAGCTTCCGTCTTTCCCTGAACACCGAGGTGACGTCATGAGCATCACGAAGAAGCTCGCGGTGCTCCGCGAGCACCATTACGGGCTGGACAAGCTGCCCGAGACCATCCGGGTGCCGGCCCTTGGCGAGCGTCGCGACGAGACCGTCAAGCCAGTCGGGGCGGCCTCGATCGACGACCTGGCCTTCGCCCTCATCGGGCTGAACGAGCGGGCATCGGCCCTCTACCGCGAGATCGACGCGGTGCGCACCCTCCACGACGAGGCCCGCAAGGCCGGCGCGCTCGGAGCCGATGTCGCGATAGACGCGCTGATCGCGGCGAAGGGAGGCAAGTGATGGCGATTCCTGCCTCTCCCTGTCAGGCCTCCGGCCTTCCTCGCCTCTTGCCAATAATCTCGGCCGATCAGCGGCTCGCCGAGCCGCGCGGCATCAAGGGCACGATCTTCGGCAAGTCCGGGATTGGCAAGACCTCGCTTCTCTGGACGCTCGACCCCGCCACTACATTGTTCATCGACCTGGAGGCGGGCGACCTCGCTATCGAAGGATGGTCCGGCGACAGCGTCCGGCCGCGCACATGGGCCGAATGCCGCGACTTCGCGGTCTTCATCGGCGGCGCCAATCCGGCGCTGCGGGACGACCAGGTCTACAGCGAGGCCCACTTCGCGGCGGTGTGCGAGCGCTTCGGCGATCCGGCTTCGCTCGACCGCTACCACACGGTCTTCATCGACTCGATCACCGTCGCCGGGCGGCTCTGCTTCCAATGGTGCAAGGGGCAGCCCGAGGCGTTCTCGGAGAAGACCGGCAAGCCCGATGTCCGCGGCGCCTATGGCCTGCACGGCCGCGAGATGATCGCGTGGCTCACGCATCTCCAGCACACGCGGGCGAAGAACGTCTGGTTCGTCGGGATCCTCGATGAGAAGCTCGACGACTTCAATCGGCGCATCTTCCAGCCGCAGATCGACGGCTCGAAGACCGGCCTCGAGCTGCCGGGCATCGTCGATGAAGTCCTGACGATGGCGGAGATCAAGGACGAGTCCGGCGCGCCGTACCGTGCCTTCGTCTGCCAGACGATCAACCCCTGGAACTTCCCGGCGAAGGATCGATCCGGCCGTCTCGACCTGATCGAGGAGCCGCATCTCGGCCAACTGATGGCCAAGATCCGCGGCCCCGTGAAGCCCGCCTCCGAGCGGCTGGCCTATCGCAGCGCGCCCCCGGCCGCGACGGCGCCGACCTCCGACGCACCCACCCATTCCGAAAACGCCTGAACGAGGAGACCCCAGTCATGTCTGGATCCTGGAACGACTTCAACGACGCCAAGCAGAACAGTAACATCATCCCCAAGGGCACGCTGGCCAAGGTGCGCCTGACGATCCGCCCGGGCGGATTCGACGATCCGGCGCAGGGCTGGACCGGCGGATACGCCACGCGGGGAACCACCGGCTCGGTCTATCTCTCGGGCGAGTTCACGGTTCTCGAAGGGCCCTACGCCCGGCGCAAGATCTTCACCCTGATCGGGCTCTACAGCCCCAAGGGGCCGGACTGGGCGAACATGGGCCGCAGCCTGATCCGCGGCATGCTCAACTCTGCGCGCGGCATTTCGGACAAGGACACGTCCGCTCAGGCCCAGGCCGCCCGTCGCATCAGCGGCTTTGCCGATCTCGACGGGCTCGAGTTCGTGGCGCGGATCGACATCGGCACCGACACCAACGGCGAGGAGAAAAACGAGATCCGCGCGGCCGTGACGCCGGATCACAAGGAGTATGCCGCTCTCATGGGTGGCGTGCCCCGTGTGGCAGCGCAGCCGCAGGCTCAGCCTTCCCAGCCCTCCATGCCCCAATCTTCAGCACCGGCCGCGGGCACGCGCCCGTCCTGGGCGCAGTGAGGCGGCCATGCTGCTGCGTCCCCGCCAGAAACAGTTCGTTGAGCGCAGCGTCCGCGCGCTCGACGAACACGGAAATACCCTCGGCGTCGCCCCGACCGGAGCCGGCAAGACGATCATGCTCTCGGGGGTCGTCGGTCGCATGGTCGGCGAAACCCCGAAGAGCACAGGCGCCAAGGCCTGCGTGCTCGCCCACCGCGACGAGCTGACCGCTCAGAACCGCAGCAAGTTCGGCCGGGTGAATCCCCGTATCACGACTTCGGTCGTCGATGCGAAGGAGAAGTCCTGGAACGGGCAGGTCACCTTCGCGATGGTGCCGACGCTGGCGCGCGCCGGTAATCTCGGCCAGCTGCCCGCGCTTGACCTCCTGGTGATCGACGAGGCGCACCACGCGGCGGCCGACAGCTATCGCCGCATCATCGACGCCGCGCTGCAGCGCAATCCCGAGTGCCGGGTCTACGGCGTCACCGCGACGCCCAACCGGGGCGACAAGCGCGGTCTGCGTCCGGTGTTCTCGAACGTCGCCGATCAGATCCGGATCGGCGAACTGATCGCCTCCGGCCATCTCGTGCCGCCGCGCACCTTCGTCATCGATGTCGGCGTCCAGGACCAGCTCACCAAGGTGCGTCGCACGGCCGACGATTTCGACATGGTCGAGGTCGACGCGATCATGAACCGGTCGCCGGTCACGGACGCCGTCATCCGCCACTGGCGGGAAAAGGCAGGCGAGCGCCAGACGGTGGTGTTCTGCTCGACCGTGGACCACGCACG